TCCAGGAAGAAATTGCCCTTGCCAGGAACCATCTGATGAACCGGAGCCATGATGGACGGATCGAACAGAACGGCTGTACCGGTAGGCATAGTATCAAACAGAGCAACTGCCACTTCTCCAAGAGGGGTAACTACTGTCTGTAATTTGATACCGTTCACTTCTCTTCCGAGGGGAACGATTGTAAGGTTGTTCTGCTGTGCATCAAGGTTGAGCTGCAACATTGTAGTTGCATCAACTCCGAGGACGATGTTATCTGTCTTTGCTCCCTGATCGTGGATAGACTTTAATCCCTCTGCTACAAGCCAGTATGTGAGAGGCTTTTTAGCAAGATCAAGTACGTTGGTTGTGATAGCTGTCAGAAGTCCTCTTGTTTTATTGGCTTCTGCATCGGTAGTTGCCTTTGCGTACTTTCCGTTGATGAATGTGTACTCAATATCCTGTGCGATCTTTGCCATTCTACGAGAAACCTGAAATGCAAGCTCGTCCATAGGATTTGCCTGCTGACCGGCTACATTGATACCCTGCAGTGTACCCATGTTACTCTGCTTTCCGTAAGAAATCGCCACGGATTTCTGGAAGATCTGAGTTACATTGGTAAGCTGGCTTCTAGTTACCATTTCCGGCTGTGGTGCAGTAAGGGATGCTGTTTCAGAAATCTCCGGCTGTTCGCCTGTTTCTGTGTTGTACTCCTGACCGCAAGTAAACTCTACATGATTGGTTACAAGAGGTCTTGCACCAATCATCGTAGAGAACGGTGTTGCTGTCTGCCCTTTAGCGAATAACATTCCGCTAAAATTAGGAACAGCGAATGATGTTGCTGTGCCCTGTGCCATAATTCATTACCTCCTTTAGATTTATGCCTGCTGATTGTTAGCGGCACTTTGATTTAATATTGCAAGAATCGCAGCCTGTGAATCGCCTGCGTCCATTGCCTTTTTAATCTGTGCTGAATAGTCAACCTGACCTACGTTTCCAGACTGCGGTGTAGGCATCTGAGCCAAATACTGAGCGCGGATTTCCGACTCTTTCTGTTTGTCTCTTTCCGCCATAAACTTAGTGATGTTTCCGGTAACAACATCCATGCTTCCCTCATACTCTGCTGTTGCTGTTGCCTTTGCCATTTCGGCCGGCATACCCATTCCTAAGTAACGCTCCGATGATTCCGCTACCGCTTTGAATTTTTCCAGTTCCTTAACATAAGCATCTCTCTGAGCCTGCTGTTCCGCTTTTGCCTCTGCCTCCTGCTCCTCGGCTGTCTGCTTAGCTCTAAGCTGTTTGCGAAGATTTCCCTCGGATGTACAAAGTTTGTCGTTGTCGGATTTCAGTTTCGCATTTGCCGCTTTCTCCTGTGCAAGCTGCGCCATAAGGCTCTCAACGGTTACTTCTCCGCCGGAGTTGTTTTCCTCATGCTTATCTGTCTGAGGCTGCTGCTGTGTACCGGATGCCTGAGTAGGCTGATTCTGCGGTGCTGTCTGAGACTGCTGCTGTGTCTGGTTCTGAGTTGCTGTGCTGTTTACATCTGCCATAATTGACCTCCTGCGTTTGAACGGTTCTCTCCGTGTGAATTTCTGCGTTTTTTTACTTGCGTCTCTGCAAGACAATAGTTGTATGCGTTTGATGAGGGTTTTCTCTAACCCGTTATCTGAAAGGGATTACTCCCTCTGTAACCGAAAAAAATGAGCCGGACACGATTCTTCATCACATCCGGCTCATAGGCTCTAACTGTATTCAGTTAGTTTTTCTTTGCTGCCTTTTTGGCAGTTGTTTTCTTGGTAGCAGTTTTCTTTACTGTGGACTTCTTTGCTGCCGCTTTCTTATTGGCAGTTTTCTTGGCAGTATCTTTCTTTGAAGCTGCTTTCTTCTTATCGTCCATCTTTTTCTTGTCCGCTGCTGTCTTTTTTGCAGTTGCCATTGGTTTTCTACCTCCTGATTTATAATTCTACGCACCGGCAGTTGATGATCTCGTCTATCGGTGCGCCCATGCTATCATCGAGTGGGAACATCATTTTGTACCCGTTGATGATAAAAGGCTCGTTAATAGGAACTGTTTGGCCGTCCGCCTCCCAGTGGCTAACCCGGACACGTTCATCCCTCATGCTTACCCATGTATGGGTGGTCTGTTTCTTATCCACGAGATTCTGATGATTTATCCAGTTATATATCCAGTTCGTCTCATTCAGGGCAATTTCCGTGGCTCTAACCTCCGAGAACATCCTTTTTACACTTTTGGGAACATCCTCTTCTTTCATCAAACCACCGGTCATGCGAGACGTTTTATAATCATCGTTGCCGTTGGCATTTGCCACTGCCCTCTCTGTGGCTTCCTGAATATACTTTGCAAATCTGTATGCCTTTTCCCTTACTTCTGTTTCGTACTGATATTCCGGCATCATGGCAAAATAGAGATCCATGAGTTCATTTTCATAATCAGCACTCGTCTTTTCGTAAAGGAAAATGCCGGAAATAAGATTGAGGAACTGTGCTGCAAAAAAGTCTACAAGTGCATTTATAAACTCCTTGGCGGTTTTCTTCCGGCGTAGCTTATCGTCTTTGAGAATGTTCATTTCGTCAAAGTATTCAACCGGATTATACATAGTTCACACCGCCTATTCTTCTACCATTGCAGTCTTACTTGGCTGCTTAGATTCCTCTGTCTTATCTTTTTCCGTGTTGTTCTCCCC